ATTGGCTTGCACTTGCGTGTTTAGCTTCCCCGCTTAATACCCCGGTTATTCACTGTGGGATCGCTCCCACAGGCGACATCTATCTATCGGTGAGATCTTCTCTATTGCCAGCCGTGTTTACGGTTGTACTTGATGCCATTTTATGTGGCCCTCCTTATATATTATATGATTGTTAAATTATGCTACCTGCCGCTTGAGCTTTAGGTAATCGGTGTAATCGGCCATGTTGCCTGATTTCTGGAATCGCGCTTGAGCCGCTTCCAAAGACTTCCGTGCTTTCACAGTTCCCTTTGGCCCTGACGCTCTTGCCGGTGCGGCTTCCGTAGTTGCTGCTGGTGCAGTCGGCTTCTTCGTCTTCTTAGGCTTCCCCGCCGCAGCTTGTTCTGCTTGTACGGAACGCAGACCTTTTACCATCAGCCCCAACGCGAAGTTGGAGTTAGGTAGGTGGTCTACCAAAGGCTTGTAGAGTGCGCTGTTCTTAACCTGCATGAACATGGCGTAATCGTCACTGGAAGGGTCTCCCAAGAACTCAAACGTCTGTATCGCTTGCTGGTCGGATGATGCGCGTTCCTTGATCCACTGTTGTCTCGCGGGAGCATCCTTACGAATGATCTTCCTCGCGTTGTTTCTTATCCTCTTGAGGTCGGCTTTGGAGTAAGTCTTGTCAGCATCTTTGACGACGTATTCGTTACCGTCATCATCGTACTGAACCTCGTTCTCCATCCCCTCCTCGCTCCACTCAATGAGTGAGTTCAGATTTTCCACCTCTTGAAGAAGTTGCTGCTCGTCACTTGCCCCGGACAGAGCGTTTTCGCTCAGAAAGGCTGGTGCTGATGCAGGTTGCGGCGCTTGCTGTGCTTGTTGAGCTTGCTGTTGCAGTGCTTGGTTTTCAGCAGCTAGGGCTTTCTTTTGAGCCGTCAGCTTGCCGAACCTCTTCACCGCACTAGCATTCAACTGCTTGGCGAGTGCCGTTGATTCTTCTTCCGTAAGTGAATCAAGGTCTACGTTGAATTTATTAGAAAGAACATCGGACGTATCTGGGGGCGGTTCAGCGGAATCCGCTTCTTGCTCCATGACTTCCGTTGCTTCGGGATCGGACTCTTCCGCAGTATCTTCAGCGGCTTCCTCTTCTCCTTCTGCGCCTTCGGGTTCTTCTTCCGGTGTCGTTCGCTTCTTCAGTAATGAATCAGCAAATTCAGCCATCGTAAGGTTGCCCTCAGGACTAGTTTCTACTTCCACCGAACTTTCAGAGGCTTCGGAGACTTCCTCTTGTACTGATGTTTCCATAATACTTCAGAGGCGTTTTGCCTCAGTTGTTGCAAATTGTAGCTTCTCGTAGCCCATGTGGCAATCTTATTGCAAGTGACTTGCATTAAGCATGGCACAAAAAAGCCCCTCCCCCGCTACGCAGAAGAAGGGCAATAGCAGTGTGTGGGTGCTATGAAAGAGTTTTAATCATATCCAGTTCCTGGTCTATGGCTTCCAGCTTGCCCGTGAGCAGGAAGTGGCGGTTGGTGTCCGTCTCCGCTCCCAAGTGGCGTATGACCTCTTCTCGCTGGGCTTCACGGAACTCAATGAACTGTTTGAAGTGCGGCTCTTCACGGATGATCGCCAGCGCCTTGATGACTTCACTGGTGTCCAACTCGTGGTAAGTCTTGTTTAGGCTGTTTATGAATTTCTTGAGCATTACTTCTTTTTCTTAGCTTTCTTGTGGGCATAGTAAGCGCGAACTTGCTTGGCGCTCAGTTGCTTGCCGGACGGGGTTCTGAACTTTCCGTTCTTTAGTTTCTTAAAGGGCATTACCGTGTTGCGTTATATATGATGCCTAAGATGAGGAACAAGGTGTCTACTAGGACTTCTCTTTCCAAAAAGAACAGCAGTATGGCAAACACCCAGTACCACTCTTTCTGAAGCTTATCCAATTAACCTGGCACTTTATTCCTTTCTTACCCCGCAGCGGCTTGGCCGTATGGAGTAGGAGCAGTGCCTAACCTGCCAATGTTAGCGTTTTGTTTTTGCATGATCTGCATCTGACGCTGTTTTAGGTAAGTATCAATCCGCTCTTGAAGTGCAGGATCTTGTTGTACCTTTTGGGCGATGTCCGGCTGTTGCAGCCATTGTTGGAAAATTTGTAGTTTCGCTTCGTGTGCATCACCTTCTTGAACATTGGGTGGTACTCCGGCGTAAATCTCTGCGATTGTTTGCCGCTCCTCGTCCATTGCCTTCGCGGATGCCGTTTCGGTGGGTAGCATGATACTCTCAGCCGCTCCCGGCAGTATCTGCCCTACCGCTACCTGTAGAAGCTTCTCCGTGTCCAGCGTGCCGTTCTTGTCCAGCATCCCTCCAAGTTCAGCTATTGCCTTCACGCGCTCAACCATCTGGGCTGGGTCTTGACTCGCTACATCAAAGCTCAACCAAAAATCAAACCTCTCTCCAGCCGCGCCCTTGTTGAACTTCTGAATGTCGTTCACGCCCGTAACACGGAAGTACTCTTCGTCAGGGCCGTATTGTTGGTACAGATCGTACACTTGATCCAAGACTTGCTTGAGGTGTCCGAATACCTTGTCCACCACCGCTTGCTGTTTGGCTTGCGCCTCTATGGGGTCTACGCCCGGTGCGTTGCGTCCGAAGTAGTTGTTCGCGCTTTGAGTGATGAACCTGCGGATCTCAACGTTGCCCGGATCAAACCGTGGGGTGTCTGCAAAGTGGGTCTCGCCGGGTGTCCGATAAGGCACCTTAACTCCTGGGCCCCAAGCACTTGGGGCTCTCCCCAGCGGGTGTTCAAGAGGTGGCAAAGTCGCTAGTGAAGTACGGTCAATCAGTGCGTCCGTTTCCACCTTGAGCACTTGCTGAAGACTTTCGCACAACTCAGGGTAACTGCGGCTTGAGTACATCCGCTTTGAAGTTTCTTCCAGCTTGGAGATTACAAATGGGTATTTGCCTGACCCGTAGTCTAGCAATTTGTGCTTACCAAACAGCTCAGGCACTGCGGAACATATAACGCTGCAATAGATGCCAGGCACATCATCTTCGTCTAAAAGTCTTTGATAGCAGTAGATTATATCTATCGTTTGGTCATCCGTGTCGGCGGTATCCAAATCATTGCGTAGTCTCCACTCGTTACCGGTGTCATCCGCTCCACGAGCGTTGGAGTTTATGCACGCTTCCACGAAGTCTTCGTCCCATTTCTCACTAGCCACTTTCGCCTTCAACTGTTCCGGTGTCATCTTCATGACGTGAAAGCAGTATGGGGCTTGCTGTGGGTCAATCGTCCATGACGGAAAGAATACGTCCTCGTCAGGGGTAAGAGCCTTGATGCGAGGCTGGTTTATAACCTGTCGCGTTATAGGCACGGTGGTCTCGCCATCCTTCCGCAATTCGCGGAGCATGGCTTTACCCTTGGACTTGCTTACCTTGAAGTTCTCTTTCAGTAGCTCCACCAACTGAGCGTCCATTGATCCGTCAGCAATGATTTGCGCCATGTCAGGCATGGCAGCAGCAATCTCATCCATTTTGATGGCTTGCTGCTGCTTGAGGTCATGGGAGTCCCAATACACGTAGCTGATAGCCAACCCCTGTCCGAACAGGTGGTTCAAGGAAAGTTCGCACTGAGTATAGAACTCATCCATGCGGCTATTAATTAACCATCGTAGGAAGTTGCTGATGACCGCCGCTCTCGCCACGTCGTTGCTTTCCGTGGGTGTAGCCACGATGTGAGCGCGGCGAATGGCGTTCATGCACATTGCCACCCTGCATCCGATAAGTTCATCAGCAAGTCTCACCTCTTGATCTGAGGCTCCATTCCAAGGGAATACCTCGCCTGTGGAAGTTAGTGAAGTGTGCTTCTTGAAGTCGCTGGATTTACCCGCCCACTGGCAGTTACGCACATCCCAATCGCGTTGGCGGCGGTCTAGCCACTCACCAAGATCGCTCTGCGTTGTCTTGTACGCTTGAATCAGATAATCAACATCCGGTTCTTTAGACGCATACAAGAGTTCTGGATCGGAAGCGTCCATGTGCATTGCAAAAACTACAAGCAGAGTCAGTAAGCGTCAATCAATATCCACCGCCACCGGTAGTTTGTAACATATTGTGGGTAACGTACTCCGCACCGCTGGTGACTAGGTAGCGCACTGTATCTATTTGATCTTTCCAATGCTCTGTACTGCCACCCGTTCCGGTGTACTCTAGGAAGCTACTGATGGTGTTCTCGCACTGGTCGCTGATGTACAGCTTCGGACAGTTCTTGTCGGTCAACGACTCTGTCTCATCCCAAGTGAGCAAGTTGTTAATGGCGGCGATGCCGCTCTCTATTTCCGCACCCGGCGCCGCACGGAATACGAACCCCAAGTCGGACATGCTGTTGATGATGCTACTAGTACCTTCTTTGGTACGCACCGTGGCAGCACCCATCCGTGGGTCAACGATTCGCTCAAATATGTCTTCCCCCTGCTCTTGGTCTTTGAAGTAGGTGCTGTAATCCGCATATCCCCAGCCCAGTGGCTTTTGACCCGGCCCCGGCTTTCCCGTTGAGCGTCCCGCGCCATTGACGTGGGGCAATGCCCATGCTCCCATGCTTTGCTCAGGGAACTCTCGGTAGATGTAGATATGCCCCGTATCCAACACCGCCGCCCATATCGCCACCCAAGGCTTGCTTCCACCGGGGTCGCATACAAAGTACCTCGTGCATCTCAGCGTAGGATCTTTGATGAACGGCACTTGGTCGTGCGGTACGACGTTCACCTCCCTTGAAAATTTTGGAAAACGCCCATGAAAGCTCTTGCTTGGGATTCCGTATAATCTGGCAAGCTTGATCTCCAGCGGTTGCTTGCTATAGGTGCGTACTAGCTCGTCCGCATCAATGAAAGGACTGTCCTCGCTCCACCAGTTATATATGCGGCAATCTTGCCAGTTGGCGCTTATCTGCTCCACGGGTAATTCCCTGCCGATCAACTTGCTGTACCGCTTCTTGGTTACTTCAGCCCCCTTTAGCAACGAGTTAATCAACGGTGTCCAGCCCTGCAACGTGGTGAAGGTCAGGATCAATCTGCCATGAAAGTCAGTCAAGCGAGCGAGCAGGGTGTTGAAAATATCCTCACTGACTTCTTCATCACAAGCTATGCAGTGCGCATTCCAGCCTTCAAAGATTTGGGAGTCCGCCATGAACTGGCGATAATTATTGAAAAAAATCGTACTCCCCCGCTCCACGTCTTCGTCAAGGGGCGGCAGAATCATCTTGTTGTCGCTATATCCGTTCTTCTGAGAGTAGAGCAGACTGTGGTTCTCGCTCTTTTTCTTGCCACGCTTGTACCGCATGGGCAGAGCTTGATGCGTGTGCTTCTGGGCATCCGATATGCTTCTTTCCTCGCTGACGTGCATACTACGCAGTTCAGCTTCCGGTATCTGCATCGCCAAGTGCATCAACATGCGGGTTTGAAAAATAGTTTTTGAGCTGCGATTTCCACCAAGTATCACGTGAATCTTCGTATCCTTCCATGTTTCCATCACCCGCCGCCACGAGGGCAGAGTCCAGCCCCACGCTATGGGATCGTCCTTCTCAGCCTTGGGTTGGTCTAGCAGTAGCCTCGTGAGCGTCTCAGCCTGTTGCGGATCTCGCTCCGTCAGTTCGTCCACCTCGTAATCGCTCAACGCGCATACCAACTTGCCCTTGTCATACTTCAACTGCCCTTCGGGCCACGGTATGCCAAAGTACGGGTCTACCTCGTCTGCGTAGGTTATGTTAGCCACGATGCACCATTTCACACGCCACTATGAGCGCTGCTTCCAACGTTGCCGCCGGGACTTCTTCATTTCCAACGAGCCAGCGGTTCGTATCCGCTCCAAGGTCTCCGGGCTTAACTTCAATGGAGGTGGCCCAAGGCGTTTGGCAGCGGATTCGTAGTCCCTCGCACTCGTAGTCGGTAAACACCTCCCGAACTTTTTCCAGTGATATGCGCTCCATCCCTTAACGGTCTCCACTGACTTTTTCATTGAAAGCCTCCCATATTCGCATTGCCGTCTCAGGATCGTACACCAACTTGCCGTTCACTTTCGGGCCACCGTGCTTCACGATGCTACGCAACCATTGGCGGAAGTCATCCACCTCTTCCAATACTTCCGCCGATAAACCGTAACGCAGAATGGTGTCCACGTCGTAAGCATGGAAGCTCGCCATGCACTTACTCTGCTCCATCTGGGCAATCACATCCGGTTCCTTCTGCGACGTCGTCGTCATGGACTTCCACCCCACATGCGGTGCATAGCACCCATCCGGCAGCACGCCGCTTATCCAGTACTTTTTCGGTTTCGTATTCATAATCCTCGTCCATAGCTCTTCCTCCATTCCCAAGGGCAGTCAAAATTGTTGTTTACGGGGTCATCCCACAAATGCGCCAATGCCAGGGCAGTCAGTGTCTCAACCCCTTGACTAGCGTCCATGCCATCCAGATGACAGTCACCCAGAATACTATTAGATGCAGTTCCATCCGTCTCTCCGCTCTTTGGTTTCGTCTCTTTGGGTGTGTCCATAACTCTGTAAAATTCTGCCGATCTTTACCGCTTTTCGCTCCTCCGCACGGGATTGCGTACGCTTCTTCACCCCGGTGTCCCGCCGTTTTGGAATACGTTCCATGCTTCCTTCCATACCTCGTACCTCCCGTTCCGTTTTGTGTTTGGATTCAAATATACGCTGACGTTGCCCTTCAGCTTCTTTATGGGGATTAAGTACCACGTGTCCTCCAACTCCACGTAAGCCGCCAATACGTCCACCTCATCGGGATTCAGTGGCGTTTTCCCGGTATTTCCACTGGCGGCTATGATCTTGTAACCGGGCTTGCCCTTGATCCTCGCGCCAGTTCCCTTCACTTGTACCCTCTGGATGCGTCCATCCCCGTTCTGCACCATCACGTCGTAAGGCATGTAGTCCCCATACGGCTCTAGGATGTCCAACCCACGCTTCAACGCTTGAGTCACGAACGCAGACTCATACTGACTGCCTCTGCGCTTCGGGTTCATAAAGTCACCCACTCGCATTTTCGCTTGCTACAGTCATATACCCACTGACTACGACCATCCCGCGAGTCCGTTTGGTGGCGCTCTATCCAAGTCGGAAAACTGCTACCAGGCACGATTACCGCCGCTTGAGCTTCCGCATCCATGATCATTACCAAATGCGGCTTCGGGTCTTTGCTGTCCCATGCGTGCTTCGCCATCACCCTCACTTGGGCAAACGGATAGTCAAACGCTCCACACCACGCCTTGCTACTCTGTTTGACTTCTATGGGGATGCTGAGAGTCAAGTCGCAGTCATCCGTGTAGTCCTTCCAATCACCGCCGGGTGGGCATTCCTCATTGGGTTGTAGCGTCACACGGTACTTCCGCTTGCGCCAGTACTCAGCCGCTATGAGCACACTGGAGTAGCTGTTGCGCAAATCTGCCAAGAAGTCTCGTTGCTTCACTTCTGCTTCTTCGGTGTCCATACCATGTCAAATAATGTCTTGCTCGGCTTCTTCCGGTCTATGTTCGTCCGAACCTTCTTGCCGTTCCTGTATGCCAATTGCTTGTTCCCCCAAAAGCGGTTTATCGCCAAATCCAGCTTCTTCCAATCCTTCCCCGTGAACCCCTTGCCATCACTCCAAGGGTCGTAGTCCGTGGGGCGACTCTCCTGTATCGTGTGCTCACTCATCTACCGCTTCCGCCATTCTGCGCCCAATGTACTCAGCTACCGGTACGCTCACCGCATTGCCCATTTGGCGGTAACGTGGCCCGTCCTTCTGCTCTTCCACCTTGCCCGTGGGCTTCCACTCGTTGCCTTCCAACTCCAACTCCATGCGCTTGCTCGTCCAACCGTCTTCAAAGCCTTGCAATCGTTCACACTCCATTGGGGTCAAACGCCTCACCATAGTAGCTCCACGCATCTCGCACATGCCCTCTACGGTCTCACCGTCCACTCGCTCTAGGGTGGGGTTCATTTGCGGGGATTCCTCCTGTATCACACCCATCTGCAAATTGCTCGTGTCGGACTGCATCTGGCAGTTAAGAGATCCATGCACCTCCGAAGTCCAGCCAGCCTTGTTACTGCGGTCAGAGGCAGTAAACGCCACGCCAACTCCTTCCCCACCCTGCTGGCTACGCAAAGTAACGCTCACGTCTTCGGAGGATTTTGGGGTGACGTCACCATTCCATGAGCAGACTGCGTGCTGGTCGCCTTGCGTTAAGGTAGGAATGGGATCACCGTCTTTCCCCACTCCAAAACCATTTCCCTTGCCGTCACCTCGTTTTCCGGCGTGTCTGGTAGTTTGGTCGTGAATAGGAATAGCTATCGGTTCTACCACCTTCGGGCCAGACGCATTCGGTTGTGCAATCAAAGGGGTGTCTCCTCTAACCGTGCTACAATTATCCGTTGTTAAATTAACGTTTTCAGTGGGTTGCGGATTGTGGTGCTGCTTCATATCAAACGCCACCACCTTCGGCCCACTCGCATTCGCTATCCCCGTGGCAGAGGTCACTGTCGCCGCAGTGTCGCCCGTCACCTCGCCGTTGTAGACGTCTGCGCCTTGGGCTTGGATGACCAAATCAGTAGCGTCCTTGTGGTCTCTCGCCTTCATGGCGCTTGCCGTGCCATCTACCTCGTAGTCACCAAATGCTCGCATTCTAGCTACCGCCAGCGTCTCAGAACCACCTCCTATGTCGCCTCCCTCGCTTCGGAGCGTTCCACACCCTCGCTCGTATCCGCCATAGCTACTTGGCGTAAAGCCCGATCCAACACCGGCGGGAGCACCTTTCCCCGCTTCTCGCTCCGGCGCAGGATTCCCATGCAAGCTTTCCGTGATAGCAAGTATTTGGTCGCAGGATTCACCTCCAAAATCTGAGACAATGAACACGCGCTTCCGCCTTTGCGCCAAGTTGAAGTATTGCGAGTCCAGTACCGTCCATCCGATTTCACTAGCCCCGATCTGCTGTAACTCTCGGATACACCTTGCAAGTGCGAGACCATCGTCCGCAGAGAGCAATCCGCAGACATTCTCAGCCACTGCGATGAACCGACCTCCAGTAGCTCCTCCTCTCCGAATAGCTCGCTCTGCAAGCCCTTTGATGATTCTTGTCGCTTCAAAGAACAATCCACTTCGCTCACCTTCCAATCCTTTCCTTTTCCCCGCTACCGACAAGTCCTGGCACGGGAAGCCATATGTTAAAAAATCACAGTCAGGCAGGTCATCCACCTCAACCTTACTAACGTCGCAATACAACGGTACGCCAGGGTAGCGATACGCCAATACACCGGCAGCGGACTTGTCCCACTCCACCATAGCCACACACTCGTGACCCGCACGCCGCATACCCTCGTCAAATCCTCCCACTCCGGCGAATAAGCTGATGAACTTCACCGCCCACCCTCCATCTGACCCGCCGCCAGTTGTCGCAAATACTCACTCACGCTTACACCACCGTTCGCCGCCATGATGCGTAAACGCCGCTTGAAGTCCTTGGTGACCCACAAAGTAATCGTAGCCTCAGGCTTTACCTTGCCACCCTCAAATCCCGTAGCCTCGTAATTCTTCACCTTACTTCTCATCCAACAAACGACTACGGCGATCGTAACGACCGATAACTTCCCACATTCCCTTATCCAGCCGACGTAATCGCGCCACGCTACCCACACCAAACATACCCACCTTAGTCCTAAACTTTCCATGACTACCGTCCTTGAACTCAACCAACCGTAAATACTTGTTGCTAGGAATGGCATACACCCTGCCCATACGCTCTCCGGTCTCCTCCTCGTGCTCCTCCTCCTTCTTCGCCTCTTCCACCATCCGATCCACTTGCAAGCCATTAGCCAAGTCATGCAAGATCGCACGCATACTCTTGCTCAACCTGCCACTGCTAAACGCCGCCCTCACGCTCCCTACCTTCACCCCACTCAATTCCGCAAACCGATCCAAGCTCACCCCAGCTTCAATCAACAACTTATATGCCCTTACTCCGTCTGCCTTCATTCGTAGTTTTCTGTCGCTTTTTGACGCTTTCTATAATAAAGGCAAGAACAATATGCAAAAACAAGCCTTTAAAAAGAAACTAAACCAAAACAAAATGTTGAGAGCCGCAGCCAAAGTAGCATCCAGATCACAAAACCAAGCCACCGCCACAAACATCATACACGATGCAGCAGATGGCAAAATCCTCAAGAAGGACGCAAACGCCCTAGTGAAGGAAGTCCTGGGCCTTACGGATCAGGAGTTCCTAGACCAAGTGAGGGACAAACTAGGCGTAATGGTAAGCGAGTCACTAGACACCCTACACCGTAAACTGGATGACATTCCCGCTCACCACCTAGCATTCGCCGTCAATACACTCATACACAACTATATGACCGTCTCAGGCAGACCATCCTCCATTACCGCTTCCGCAAACGTCAAACTCGGCTCCTCAGATATGACCCCAACGCAAGTCCGTGAAGTACTCAAGACTGGCAAGATGAAAACCGTGCAGGATGAAAACGCCCCCAAAAAGGGCGAGCAGTAAGCAACGAGGGTAAAGGCATCAATGATCCGTGGGGCGTGCTACGATGTGCGTCAGGTGAGGTGTAGTGCAGTCTGGGGGCTTATTGCGAAAAAATTGCGGGTGGGGTGCGATTAATTATAGGAAAAAAGCGCGCGGCTAGGCGTACCCCCGCCCCCCCGCTTCACCAGTCGCGCAATCGTGCGGGTTTTTAAGCGCGAACGTGGGTTTGAATCGGACGCAGTGGACAAACAATCCGTTGACGCTATGCATGGATAGTGGCTTGCGTGCTCACCGGAACGCTTAACCCCGCAAACCGGCAACCGTTGCCAAGGTGGCGGGGCTGGGTTCGCGAACCGGGGCAAGCGGGGCAAGGTTGCGGGGCTTGCGGGGCAGGTTTCGCGCGCAGGAGTTTGCCGGTGGCGAGTAGTGCGGAGAAATGAATAACCCTTGCCAAATTCCAACCCCAAAAGCGCGAGCCGGTACGCAAGCCAAATCCCCGCAAGATTTATTTCACTTTTTTCTTGTTCCCTATCTCGTTGCGAATCAACCCATTTAGGAGCGTAGCAAAGCAAACTACAACAAACTACAACGGAATAGCTTTGACGTAATGTGCCGAAACGCGCTAGTTTTTCCTCAGTTTTAATTCACGACTCAAACCCAACTAAATCACGACCATGAGCAAAAAACACTACTTTAAAATAAGCCATTGGACTATTTCGCACATATCCATTGACGCGATGGGTAAAGAAGATGCCAAGAATGATGCCTACGCATTCACCCGGCAAAAGTTCGGGCCGATTTTCGCGCAATCAATTAAACCATGCGAAAATCCCGGCGGAGAGTTTTTTCAAGATAATAATGACCCCGATTGGACGCAACTGAGACGGGCAAACTAACCTAGGAGAAAATCACGACATGAACAAACAATACGAAACCGTAAAAGAGTACATTATTGACCGTCTAGGCGATGGCATAGGCGAAACAGAGCACGCAAGCGACCTTCACCACTACTTACTAAACGAGGACTATTTCATCATTGGCAGGTATGAGGCTAAGCAATTCCTAGACGGTGAAACATTCAACGCCATTGAAAAGGTCAAGACCTACGAGCAAGACAATTTCGGCGAGGTAAGCACAGACTTATCAGAGCCGGAGAAAGTGGTAAATATGTTCGCCTATATAGTTGGCGAGGAAATCTTACGAGAAAGTGAAACCTTACAAAAGGCATGGGATCGCACGCTGGAAAAGAGCGACCTTGACGCAATCGCAAGGGAAATTGGCGAGGTAAGCGTTCAAAAGGTTATCAACTCAAACTAACACGACAAATGAGAGAGATTACTTTTATCGGCAAGGGAGACTTTGAGCCTCTGACATGGGTCTATAATTGCGGTTGGCGCATCAAAGGATGGCATCCTTACAGACCGGAATGGGATTGGTGCAATCTCAACCAGCCAATCGGAATTTTGGAATTTTACAGGGAAACCGGTTATCTGCCAATCCTACCTTTAAACTAACTCACGACAAGCGCCAACCAGCGCACAAATCACGACAAGAAAGGAACTAGAAACATGACACTACGAGAATTGAAACCATCACACGTCTATGCTCCGGTGCACATTACCGTTGAGCACTTAGGAAAACGCTTCCTAATTACTTACATTACGGGTTTTTGGAATGCGGATAAGATTGCGCTTGATTTTCAGAAAGCTTTCCCATGCGCAACTTACTTTACAGGAGACAACTGGGATTCAACCGGCATTGATGGAAACGCTAGAGATTTCCGCAAATCGTACAAGGGCGCATCATGAAACCTCAACACATAAGCGAATTAATTGACCGGCTAATCGCGACCGGCAAACTACCTCCAGAGGAGAAACCGGCAAGGAAAGCACGCAAGCCGGTTCGCAAGGTACGCAAGCGAAAACCGGTGCAATTGAAACTTAACTTCAAATCATAGGAGAAACACGACATGAACATAAAACCAAGTAGAAACGCCAAGGGCAAAGATGGTCTAGCAAGCTGGAAGGTCTTTGATAATAAAAACAAAGTGGTTGGCACATTCTCAGCTAGAGATGAAACCAGAGAGCGAGAAATGAACCTTGTGGCGCAAGCATGGATCAGAGATTTGCGCAATGACCTGCATGACTTGAAAATTAAGATCAGAGACTTGACCGCAAGCAAGGAGTGGCAAATCACCGACAGGGCGAGTCAAGCCGCTATGCACATACAAGATGCATTTGAGGAGCTAGGCGAAATTATCCACCACATTAAAAAGGGCGACAAACTGCGCGAGCTACTCGCCAAAGTGGAGGGCGAGAAATGACCACATTCATTCTGGCAATGCTGATCGCAACTTTAATCGCGGCGAGAAAAATCGCCAAACTAAAACACGACTAACACTAACTAAGGAATCACGACATGACACGATTACCGGAAACAGGCAATGACCGCACTGAGGAAAAACTGGAAGCACGCTTGGAGGCTTTGAAAAAGCAACGAGCTGAAGCCGACAAGAGGCTCTACGCCTTATTTGCTAGGATAGTACAGATGGACGATGAGATTGCGGAAAGGGAGCACCACTTGGAGTGGGGCTTTACGAATACAGAATGGGAGAGAATCACGACTAAATAACATTGAACAGCACGCAAGATGCGACAAGATGCGTGCAGAAAGGAACTAGAAATGACAGAAACAACGAACATGAAATCCGTTGAAGCGACACTACTGGACAGACTAAAGAAAGCGGCGAGCAGTGAGACCGCATACGAACCTGCCAAATGGAGTGAGGGCAACCCGTTAAGGGGTCACTGCGGGGCGGTATCGTACGTCGTGAGCAACCTGCTAGGGGGAGAGATCCTTCAAGGCAGGGTGAACGGCGAGCCGCACTTCTGGAATCGTCTGCCTGACGGTAGCGAAGTTGACTACACCGCAAGCCAGTTTGGAGCAGACTGCCATTACCCCATTGGCAGGGTTGCAAAACCTAGAAAGAAAATTAACCCAAGATTTATAAAATTCGCAGAGAAAGTAGAATCATGAAGATAGTAAAATCACACAAGAACCGCACGGCGCACTCTGAAAACTTCGGAGTGTGGGCAGGGAAAACGTTACTTGACCAAGAGGTGGATCAACACGCAAGCCTTTGCAATCACGGCGGAGTTTCGGACAGTATAGAGCACGTGAAGATAGGCTACGGCGATGCGTTCGTCTGGCTTGATGACATGGAAGAGGTACGCAGGTTAGGCGAGAAGCTGCTGGAGATTGCCGAAGAGGCTGAGAAGAGGGAGAACAACTGATATGGAGTCCGTTGAAGAACCAACAACCATCAGCACTATGAAGTTAGAACTTGAGTTTGAAATCACAAAAATAGAGGACGGTTTCGTTGAGGGAACCTGGCAAGCGTCAGAGGAGGGGGAGCAAAGCATGATGGCTGAGTTCATCACCCAATATATCGTAGCTGACGAAGTGATAAAGGAGAAGTGGGGCATTAACTCACCTGAAGCGCTTGACCGCATGACCAAAAGTCTTGGCGTAAGTTTTTACAATGAGGACGGGAGGGACATTTGGGAGATAAGTCACGGAATCTTCACTGCATGGGAGCACGGAGTTCCTGCGTTGTGAAGGCTGTTGAAATCCATAAGGAAGCGTCTGAGATCATAGCAATCTTGCTAAAGGAGTCCTACATGGACTGGGAAATCAAAGACCTGCAAGAGAGGACTGACAAGCGGTGGCGAAATGAAACCATTATGAAACGCAAAGAGGAAGCAAAGCGTTTGCTCGCCATACGCAATCGTGCCACTGAATTCATGGCACGCACCGCTATAAAATAAATTTGTTTCAGTCGTGAGGCTTGCGGGGTGAGGGAGTCGTGATCCTTGCCCCGCTTTTATGTGGGGAGAAACCGCGCAAGCTCATATCGGACGCTGAAGGGGTGTCTAACCCCATGACATAGGTATCCTGTCTCAGAAACAACCAGAACGCTTATTTGGTATGCGTATAAGCCTCGTATGGCTATTCTCGTATCTTTACGAGGTCAGGTGTAGTCAATTGAGGCGATGAGATGGGGAGAAACGACCAAACGCTTTTTCAAATGTGAGGTTCACCTTACCGCCGGGGCCATTGCGGTTCTTCGCTAGGTGTACGCAGATGGAGTCCTTGTCTGATCCTTCTTCGGTGCGAGAAAGGAGCATCACGATGTCAGCATCCTGCTCAATGCTACCCGAATCACGCAGATCGGAGAGCGCAGGTGCTCTGCCTTGAGTCTCCAATGCCCTGTTCAATTGCGAAAGCACAATCACGGGAACGTCTTGCTGCATGGAAAGCTTCTTGAAAGCACGGCTCGCATAAGAAACCCGTTGGTTGGCGCTCTCACCGGGTGCGTTCACCAGTTGCAAGTAATCCACGACTACGAGATCCACGCCACGCTCCACGGATTCTCTCTGCACGAAAGCTATGATGGAGTCCAGCGAATCCTCTGCATCGTCCTTGAAACGAATGGGCCAAGTGCTCATGGCGTTGGCGGTGTCGTGCAAGTGAGAAATGTTTTGCGGGGTGTACTTGCCCTTGGAGTAAACCCGTCTCTGCCCCGAAGAAGCGGTGAGCAGTCTAGCGCCGCACTCCGTGGCGCTCATCTCCAAGGAAACATAGCTGGTCTTCTTCCCGTGGCGTGCTGCCTCAAGGGTGAACCATAAAGCCAATGCGGATTTGCCCACTCCTGGTCTGGCGGCGAGCACTGACACGGTGCTACGCTTGAAACCCCCGCCAAGAAGTTCATTGAGGCTACTGAATCCTGTAGGCAAAGCGTCAGGGCCACCCTCGTTGGTAGCTAGGAAGTCGGCAAGCGCGGATTTCACCGCCACGCCGCATGAGACGGCATGACGTCGTGACGCTAAAGCGGTAGAGCAAGAAGCTATGAAAGCTGAAGCAACTTCTTGGGGATCACCTTCTTTGAGGGAGTCCGTTGCTTTAAGGAGGGCGGCACGCACTTGGGTGGTTTGTCTTTCTGCTATGATGAGATCAATGTAGCGGGTAATGTCACCGCCACCGTGTTGCTTGGCGATCTCCATGCAGTCTGCGTTGAGTCCGCACTCCATCGCGACGTCAATCTCGTTATAGGGTGCGGTCAGCGTGCGGCACGCTTCAAAGATTAGTCTGGTGGTGTCGCTGGTGAAATCGTCAGCGGTCAGGTGCTCCATAGCTTGAGCCGCTGACCGGTTGGTGTCGTCTCGCATCATGGCGGCGAGCACCGCTTGTTCCGCGAGCAACGGATTCTCAATCCTCTGCTCCATCAGTCGCCGCCTAGGTCTAACGGTGGGCGGGTGTCGCTCATGTCCTCGTTGCGAAGGATCTCAGTATTGCCATGAGGTTGGATCGGAGCACGTCTCAGATGGGGAAACTTTTCCTTTAGCCATGAACGGCAAGCGTTGCGGAAGCACGCAGTCCAGTCCGTGTACTTCTTGCCTTGAGAGTTAGCCCAGTCAGCGAAGCATTCCACTGCGCCCTCATAGTCTACGCCAGCTTCCTTGGCTATGGATCGTGGTGGGGCGAAGTCCTTGGGGAGAAGATGCTTTCCTCGTTTCTTCGGTTCTGGCGTTTCAAGACCGGCACTTTCTTTTTTTATACCCTTTTTTTCTTTAATATTTAATAAGTCTACAGTCTCCCGTACGTGAGGGACGAGGGGTGGCGGC